ATCTTATCCCCATCAAACTTCTTCAGGTTGTCGCGGTAGGCCGTGGACATGGCGTCTAGTCCGTCACGCTCGTTCTTCGCCTTCGTCATGTAGTCATTATAGAAGTTGTCGCCGCCCAGGTCCTTCTCATTGATGTAGCCGCGGGAGCGCATGATCTGCTCCTCCTCGCGCTTGTTGCCCACCATACCACCGACTGAGGGGGAGTAGAAGCCGCTGCCGTTCAGGCCGCTGTTCCATCCGCTGTTCCACAGCGTGGCTGTCCTGGCTGGCGCGCTGATCAGCTTGCGCTTTGGGACGTCGCATGCGGCACACACCACCTCGACCTCCTGACTGCGCTGCCAGGACATGAAGTGGTCGGATCGCCCGCCGCAGGTGTCGCACTTGTACTCGTAGCAGGGCATCAGACGCCTCCGATGACGTCAGACACAGACGCCTGGGGCTCAGGAGCGCCGCCTGGTGCCGGAGAGCTGGGAGCTGGGGCGGGAGGCGCCTCCTCTGCGAAGGAGGGAGGCAGGCCGTACAGGCGGATGATCTCATCCTTCAGCGCACTGCCTGGCACACCGAGCTGCGCGAGAATGGGGACGAGGCCGACAAGCTGCTGCTTCTTGAGCAGGTCAGTCATCGGTGTGGAGCCGCCGTCGGTGGCGTAGAAGGTCCAGTCTGCGTCCAGCTTGTCCACTGTGACCACGTCCGCGCCGTTGGGAGTGGAGATCACCACCTTCTCGGAGTCGTCGATCAGGGGGAGGAGCATGCGGACGTAGAGCAGGGCAGCAGATTCCAGCGTGCTGTCGCGGTCGCGGGCCATCTTGCCCAGCTCTGAGGCGGTGTACTGCATGAGGGCAGACACCTCAGTCGCTGTTGCCTTGGACGCCTCACCGCGTGTGAAGCCTGCCGTGAGGCTGCCCTTCTGCAGGTCGGCCTCGATGTAGTTGAGATAGGCGGCGTGGTTGGAGCTGATGGGAACGACAGGGACGACGTCAATTAAGCCGTTCAAAGTATCAGAGTCGGTCGCTACCATCGCTCCATCCACACCGGACGTGATCTTCGCCAGCGCTTCCTCATCGAAGGCGCCCTCTTTGTAGATGAACTGGCGGGAGTCACGTCTAACTGCGTTGGCCCAGAAGGTGCGAAGGATGTTCTTCTCGAACACCTGGTCGTAGATGCGGGCCATAGCTGAGTATCCCTCCATCGGCCTGTCAGGCCGACGAGAGAAGTAGAAGGGGACAATGTTGGAGAGGGGACGTCCGTCGTAGGTGGCCAGCGGAATCGCGTCCTTGGACAGCAGCTCGGCACCGTCCTTCCACTGGGACGACCAGAAGAGGAGCTCCCTGTTCAGGAAGTCGTACATCTCCACGATCTCGACGTAGAGGTACTCATTGGGGAGATCAGGCTGGTCGCCGTAGGAGCGGTAGCTGCGGTCGGTGTTGCGCTCAGAGTCAGTGAAGTAGTCCTTCTGGCCGACGCCGTGCCACTTCTTGTTGCCGAACTTCTCGTTCGCCTCATCGACGCTGATGTAGTAGACGTGGCCGATGAAGCGACTGTCCTCCCAGGCGGCAGCGTCGCGGTCCAGGATCACCTGCCAGGGCGGGACAGCGCGCATGGCGACCTTGCCCAGCAGTGTGTTGGACTCACGGGGCGCCAGCTTGAGGAAGGAGTGCGTGTAGATCAGGGCCATGCGGGCGGCGTTCTCGATCTGCTGACGACATGTGGAGAGCCACGCGTTGGACACCTCCTTGGTCATGACCAGGTCGCCGCGGCCTGCGAGGTCAGACTTGATCTCCACGCCAGGATACTTGGTGAAGAGCGAGCCCATCAGCGACTCGATGGCAGCATAGGCGTCAGATGTCTCCACACGAAGGGAGGCGTCGTCAGTGGTGCCCATGTCCTCGTAGAACTTGGTCATGTACGCGTTGCGGTAGCGTCGCATCTGAGGACGCAGCTCGTCCCAATAGTCAGTGTGCTGCTGCACTGCAGCCCTGATGAACTGGATCCTGTCTTTCTCTGTTCTGGCCATGCTATCTCCTAAGTATTACGCTCATTGTGTAAATGTTCAGTACCTGCGCATTTCTTTCATCGAGCCCCGTCCGCGAGCAGCGTTGATCCGCTTGTGGATTATCCACTCGGGCAGGTAGGGGCGGTCAGGCACTGACACCTTTTGGATGCACTGAAGGGCGAGGGCCAGCGCGATCACTGTGTCGCCGTGGTGGATGCCGTTGCGTGGACAGAAGGGATTGCCCCGGTCGTCCACCTTGAAGGCCCTCAGCTCTCCGATCGTCCAGCTGTCCAGCACTGGTATGCTGCACCTGAGCAGTGTGTCCTTCAGGTGCTCCAGCATCTTGGGCTTGGTTGACGCGTTGGTCATCCAGTCCTTGCCGTCAGCGTCCTTCCACAGCGGCACTCCCACGTGCTTCAGCTCTGTGATGATGACGCCGCCCCATGTGCCGTTGGATTCGGTCAGCACCTTCGCGTCCTTCCAGCGCCGTGAAGCGTCAGCCACCACCTCGGCCCACTCGGTCGGCGTGTGCCTGTTGGAGCGTCTGATGTCGACCACCTGTCCGCTCATGGCTGAGACGACGACCAGGGCTGAGTAGTCACCGCCCGTGCCGGCACCGCAGTCGACGCCGATGGCGTAGCGGTCGTTGTGGTCCAGCTTGGCCAGCTGTCCGCCCTCGGTCTCCAGCTTCACGACCTGGATGTCCTTCAGCAGGGCAGCCTCGATCCACGCGCCGTCGGTCTGAGCGTAGGCGTCGTCGACTGAGAGGGGATACTCACGGCGGAACTTGACCTCGCCCAGCTTCCCCATCATCTTGGTCATCCAGAACTGCTGACCACGCGTCATGTCCAGGTCGGGATTGTGCTCGAAGTCGTCGGGCGGATCCTCGGTGTACTCCACGTGGTCGGTCCACGGGAAGAAGAGGAAGTTCCAGTCCACCATCGCCGCGTCCCAGAGCTCGATCTCTCGGTGGAGCGGATCGCCCCAGTGGTTGGCCGTGCTCTCGATGCAGAGCTGGCCGCCGTTGAGGGCTGCGATCGCTGTCGCCTTCAGCTCGTCAGCGTTGGGCGTGAACGCGTACTCTGAGATGTGGAGGCCAGTGGCCGTGAAGGAGCGCAGCCCGCCCTTGCCCTCAGCTGAGTGGGCCATCAGTGTGGCGCCCGTGTCAGCCAGTGTCATGGTGGTGGTGTTGTCCACGCTGAGAGGACGGTGCAGTGCACGCGGCAGGGAGTTGTAAAATCTGCGCTGGATGTCGAGGATGTGCTTCGCTGACGCCAGCTTGTGGCTGAGGGAGACATAGGTCTGCGCGTCGGGCGCTGTGAACCACCGCCAGAAGAAGTAGGCCGCCACCGCAGTGGTGCTGCCGATCTGACGCGCCTTGCAGATCAGCGTGTCGTCCCCAGCTGCCATCGCCTCGATGATCTGGATCTGCTCAGAGCGGAGCTTCAGCTTGACAGGACGGCCTCGCTTGTCCACGATGGTGAGCCGTGAGCAGAACAGCACGGGATCTGAGACGACGTCCTTGATGTTCACTCTCTGCCCCACACGAACTGCGTGCCCGCACCGCTGCCGTCCCAGATAAACCAGGACATGACCATCACGCCGCCCTTGCCGTCCCCCTCGCCTCTGAAGTCGACGCGGTGTGGCAGGTGGAGGATGTGGGAAGGTGGGCTCTTGTGCCACAGGTTGTCACGCCTGCGCTTGCCCTCCACCATCAGTGTCCGACCGAGGACAGCGACGACCGTCGCACTCTGAGTGGCAGCATACAGGAAGCGGTCCATCAGGTTGAAGGGCGGATTGGTGATGATGGCGTCGAAGCCCGACATCCCGTCTCGGAAGTCGTGTCCTCCCCAGCCACGGCCCCAGTCATTGAGGTCTCGGCCCGTGCAATCCAGTCCGCGCCCGCTGAGGACATCAACGATTGCGCCCCCGCCAGCACACGGCTCCAGGATGCGCTTCCCCTCCAGCTGAAGGATGCCACTGTCCAGTAGCGCATCGATGCACCATGTGGGCGTGAAGTAGGCATCATGCTCTCTGCGGACACCACCATCTGATGGAGGCAGTGCCAGGCCAAGCGTCTGTCTGTTGCTTGTCACTCATCAGTCCCGTTGCGAAGCAGCT